ACCCCGAACCCACTTTACTCGTCGTCCCAACCGGCGACCAATGCATCCAAACTATTGCCCTTCGGAGGTTGATCGGCTTTCTTAACAACCTTCTTCGGGGCGGGTTCGTCTTCCTCGGCTTCGACTGCCACCGGAGCAGCAGCCTTGACAGCCTTGGGCGCAGGAGCAGCACGCTCGGCCCTGGGCGGGGCGACCTTCATCTTGATGGCATCCTCGGCCTCGACCGAATCGCGCATCTCGCGCACCACACCAAACTCATCCTCAGAGATCTGACGCAGGGGCTTGAAGACAAGTTTCGGTGTGGGCACCGACGTGTCAAAGCGCATCTCAGTGATGACTCCGGCAATCGGCACACCGTGTGCCTTCAGATGACGGGCATAGGCTTGCAGGGGCAACTTACCCTTATCACCATCGCCGAACACAGACGTGGCCGGGAGGATCACCTGATAGACCTCGCGCTTGTCCACCTCACCCTCAAGCATCACTGCGATGCGCCGAGAGTAGCGGCACGCACGGCTGTCGCCCTGGCCCGAACCCTTGACGTTCTGGGGGCAGTCCATGCAACGCGATGCTTGGCGCTGATCTTCCGGCACCTCGGGTGCGGGAGCCACCTCGTCGGTAGACCAACACGTGGGCTGCGCTGCTTGCCCCTCCACGTACGTACCTGCAAAGTAAGTACGGTGGTTCTTGGGCGACGCCTTGATGATGATCACGTTCATGGCGCGATCCTCACTAACGCGGTACTCCTTGGCACCGATCATCTCGCGGAACACACCGCCCTTGATGCTGATTCGGCGTTGTCCAAGTTCGCCACCGGACAGGCTGTCGGTCGTCTCGTCTTGCAGTTCCTTCAGGTAAGCAGGCACGCCACCTTTGAACAGGGTCAGTTCGCTCATCTCGTATCTCCTTAGAAGTCTTCGTCAACAGAAACAGGTTGGGGGTTGGTCATCTTCTGATCTTGCGTTTTGGTGTAATTCCGCAGAGCGGCTTCCACCTCCGGCAGTTTGAATCGGAACGTGTTCCCAACCTTCAGATAGGACTCGGCAGGCAGGATGCCCTTACGAATCCAAACACGCACCGTCGATACAGACACCAAGAAGTGTTCGGCCAACTTCTGTATGTCTACGTACTTGTCTTCCATCTCTACGTTCTCCTGACCGTGATGGTGTATTCGCTGTCCACGTTCAACCCCGGTGGCAGCAAATCGGGGTGCTGCTCAAGGAACGCTTGCGTGTTGCCCTGATGCAGACGTTTTTCCAACAACTCGGGAACCTTGTGCTCCAAAATGAAGCGGCTCATGGATTCCCAGTCGCTCGTCCAGAAACGCTTTTTGACAGAGCGGTAGAACATACCGCTGCCGTCGGCCAGTCGGACGCTATCCACGTTCTGGGTCTTGCAGTACTCAAGGAGTCCCTGCTTGACCGACTTCATGGCATCTTCCAACTTCTGGAGTTCGGCCTCGTGCGCTTTGACCAACGTCTCTCTGGCCGCACGCATCTTCAGGTAGACCTTCACCAATTTCTCAGGGGGAACAGTGCCCCCGTCCTTATCAGACTCTTCCATCTCGATCTCCGTTTTAGTTAGTAACGCTTCAATGTAGTGACTTTTCGTCACTCAGTCAAGTAACCCCTTGTAGAGGTCAACTATTTGTGTGTGAATATCTTCTTTAGCGTCAAGCATTTTGTAAACGTGGCGTTCCGCGTTAGATCCTATAAGACGTACAACCGTAGTTGGGTGTCTCTGGCCTGCGCGGTGAACACGGGCGTTGGCTTGGGCATAGGTCTCCAGGCTGCTCGTCGGCCCCCACCACACCACCGTGTCGGCTGCGGTCAGGGTCACGCCGTGGCTTGCCGCTTGCGGCTGAATCACTAGGATGCGGGGTTCGGGCGTCTCTTGGAACCGCTTGAAGATGTCCGCACGCTTGGCCGCAGACACGTCGCCGTTGATGATCTCGGCGCTGTAGCCGTCCTTGGTCAACTTGGCCGTGATGATCTCGATGGAGTTGCGGAAGGGTACGAAGATGAGCACCTTCTTGGCTGACTCCTCGATAACTTCTTTCAGCACGGCATAGCGGTTGCGGATGTCGAACTCGATGGTCTCGCCTGAGTCTGAGTAGACCGCACCACAAGATAATTGCAGGAGTTTGTTTAGGTTGACCGCCGCGTTGACCGACGTGATGGCCTCGCCTGCGGCCTCGACGATCATCTTGTTTTTGAGGGTGACGTAGTACTTCTGCTGTTGCTTGGTCAACTCCACCACGCGATCCACGTAGGTCATCTCGGGGAGATCCATGCACTCGTCTTTGGTGTAGCGGATGGCCGGTTGCAGTGCATCGAACACCGTCTGCGTTGCCGAGGGCTTGGGCACCCACCGGAACTGCCCGACCTTGAACATCACCATCTCGCGGAACGACGACGCAAACTTCGGCACGCCCATCGGGTTGACCAGTCGAGCCAGACCGTAGGCATCAATCGGTGACTGTGCAGCAGGTGTGCCCGTCATCATCCACAGCCACGTCGTGGGCTGCATCAACTTGTACAGCGTCTTCCACCGCACCGTCTGCACGTTCTTGTAGGCGGTCGCCTCGTCCACCACGATGAGGTCGAACCCACCCTTGGCGATCTCGTCGGCCACGATCTCTACGCCGTCGTAGTTGATGATGACGTACTCAGCCGCGCTGTTGATTGCATCGCGGCGCTTCTCTGCGCTGCCGTAGGCCACAGCCACCGTGCGGTGCATCGCAAACTTAAACAAGTCCGCACGCCACGCGCTGTCCATGATGGACAGCGGGCAGATCACCAACACGCGCCGGATTCGGCCTTGCTTCATCAGGTAGTCGGATGCCCAGATCACAGAGCCCGTCTTGCCCGTGCCCTGCTCGTTGAGGCAGAACGCACGCTTGTTCAGCGTCAGGAATGATGCGGTGTCCTTCTGGTGTGCAAACGGCTTGTGCATCCCGGGCCAGTCGTACTCCTTAAGGATCGGCGAGGGGACGTTCTTGATCTTGAGGTTCTTGAGGACGTGGGCCTCATCGAGCCCCCACTTGACCAACACCCGGTGGTCGTCCACCAGGGTGCTTTTTGGTATCACTGCGGTGACTTTCTTGGGGTCACGCAACTTCAGGAGCAGTGCTTTGTTAGAAACGATTTCCATCTTGCTCTGTGTTTGGAGACGGCAGAACAGGCAGAGTGGGGTCTCCACTCTGCCGCCTGCCATGCCTTCTGACTTTTGCTTGGTATCTTCCGTCCGAAGTCACACGGCGGAGAAAGCAGGAGGATCTACGAACCTCCACTTAAATTCCGTGCCTTCGATGGTGTAGTTTCGTTTAGCCGCCCACCCACACCTTACAGCGGTTACCCCGACCAGGGATCTCTCAAATGTACTGCTTCGGCCCCCGAAGATCAACCTCGGGTCTTCACTTACGCTCGCCCTTGCGGTGCAAGTTGCGGCTGCGGTTCTTGCTCGGTGCCTCCAAGCGATAGCCGTCCGCGTTGGTGCCGCCCTTGGCGAGCGCCTTGGTGTGCGACACGTCTTTACCCTTGCGCTCCACACCCTTCTTGTCCAGTGCACGCCGAGCACGCTGTCGCTCCATGCGATCCTCGTGCTCACCTCGCTGCTTCTGCATCTCGTACTCGTGCTTGTACGGGCGCGGTGACTTGGTGTACGGCATCTCAGTTCCTTCCGTTGTGTGAACAACTCAGCACCACGCAGTGCTTTCGGCACAGCCCACTCGGGCGCGGGTTCCAGACATCGTTGTCCATCGCAATTTTCAACCTTTGGTGACGCCCCGTCCACCTCTCCCATAACACGTCTTCCTGTGATGCATCGCACTTGCTCTTGACCAGCGAATTCGCAATCACGAACAGCAGCCCAGACTTGACGCGCTTGATCTCAGGGAAGTGCTTGAACACGCACAGGGACATCAACTCCAACTGATCGGGGTCGGCGTACTTGGCGCTCTTGCCCGTCTTGTAGTCCACCACCCGGGCCTCGCCCGTCTCCTTGTTGAGGATGAGCAGGTCAGCGATCCCTCGGAACCACACATCCGGTGCGTCGAACGCACAGGGGCGCAGGTCTTCGGTGATACCCATCGGGTACTCGCATAACTTCTCACCAGGAATTTGGTTGAGGTTGTCCAGAGCCGGTTTCACAAAAGCGAAGTACTCGGGCAGCGGGGTGCCGTCTCGGATGTAGTGTTCAGCAGCCTCGTGGAATCGCTTGCCGTACATAAGATGTTCGGCGTTGTCATCTTCCTTGAAGTCCTTGGCTACCCGCAGGTGGTAGTACTTGCGAGGGCATTGCTCAAACAACTTCAGACTGCTGTACGACCACTTCACCGCTTGTCTTCCTTCTGCATCACCAACAGTGCAGCGTGTGCTTCGGTTATCCATTTAATGGCCATCAAGGCTTCTTCCCTGGCCACGTACCAGTCCTTCTCAAGGGCTGCGTCATGCACAGCCTTGAGTGACTTCTCAGCCATCATGGTCGGATATGCGTAGTCAATCACTTCAGCAGTCCCCATAACTTTTTCCTACTCCAGATTCACAGTTGACAGGCAGTCCCGCTGCCCACTCGGGTGTCCATCGCATGCACTCTTCCACGTAGGCTTGGGCCTCCGCGACCTCGGCATCAGGAACA